TAGCCCGGCAGTTCGGTTCACTGCCCGGACGCGAATGGGTAAAGGAGGAATTGTTCAGCTCCAGCGCCACATCGTAGTGCGCGGCTGCCTCGGCGATAGCCGGGATATCGACCGGGAATTTCGGGTTCCCAAAATGATTTTCTACACATTTACTTCAATAATAAATATTTTTTGCAAAAAAGTCTATGTACAAAAAATCTTTATACATTAGTATTATTGCTTGTTTAAATAAGCGACGCAAAACGGAACTTTGGATACCGCTTGTAAATGCAAAGGTATCTAATTGATATAAATAAATTTAATTTTACTTATAAAAGGGTTTTGAAATGACCGAAAAAGAGTTTGAAGAGAAATACCCTAAAGAGAATTTCACTTACGTTCTGACTAACAGAAGAACAAAAGGTAGTGTTGGTCAAACAGAAATTGAAGACTTTGATATTGTATCAAAAGTAACTGGTGAAACTGTAATTAGTGCGAGACGCACTGAACACACTAATTTAAATGGCTTACATACTACAGTTAACTGGGACTGATGAAATGAAGAATAAAAAATATCTTGCTTGGTTCACCTTTCCGGTTGTTTATATCGTATTCTTATTATTATTGATTCCCTTTAAAGCAACTACGGCTTTAGGAATGGTGTCTTTGACACTAACTGTGATCGGTGGAACTGATTTGATCAAAGAGAATTTTCAATATCTGAAAATACCTTTTATTAAAAGATGCCCTGATATTTTAATGGTTTGTAGTATCGCAGTTGGTTTCACAGCAGTAATTGCCGGGATATTTAAAGATGAATTTAACTTTTGGGAGCAATCTTCATATATTGCTTTAATAATTGTTTTATTTTCAATAATGATTATGTCAGCAAAAAAGATGTGAATAAAAAGCAATAACAAAAAAAGGAGTTGGATATGAAATTAACTTTAAATGAAATAGACTATACTAACGGGTTTAAAAATGGCAATGACCTGTTTGAAAGAGCTAAACTTGGACTACAACTACAGAGCATTATACGCCATTCCGAAGATGAAAGTTTAGTACTAGCAATTGATGATCAATGGGGAAGTGGTAAAACAACTTTCTTAAAGATGTGGGAAAGCGAGCTAAAACTCGATGAAGATCTTGATGTGATATACTTTGATGCTTTCAAGAATGATTATCAGGAGGACGCCTTTCTGGCTCTGTCTTCAGCAATCTATCCAAAAATAGAAAAACAAGAAGACAAAAGAAAATATTTAAATGCGGCTACTAAAGCTGGCAAGTTTCTTTTAAAAGCTACAGCTAAAATTGGTTTGAGAGCAGCCACGTTAGGTGTAGTTAAAGATACAGACTTTGAAGGTTTAGGAGATGTCACTAAGGAAGTAATTGAAGAGCCAATAGAGAAGCTAATTGAAGAGAAACTAAAAAGTGCTGAAAATGAAATTCAAGTCATTCAACACTTTAAAAACACTATCACTGAGTTAGCGAAAGATAAAAAAATTGTGTTCATCATTGATGAACTGGATCGAGCAAGACCTGACTTCTCATTAGACCTATTAGAAAAAATGAAGCATGTCTTCAACACAAAGAACTTATTTTTTGTCTTAGCAGTTAATAAAGATCAATTTTTACATATAATTAAGAAACGGTATGGCGATATCGATTCAGAAACATATCTTAGTAAGTTTATTCACTTTTGGTTTGCTCTACCACAGTTAAAAGACTTTGAAGGTAACTCAAGAATCATACCAACTTTTATTGATTATATTTCCAGAAACCTTAAAATAAACGGTGATTTTAGAAAAGCAACAATTCTGTTATCCCAATTACTTAAAGCCAGTAATGCCTCATTGAGAGATTGTGAACGCTGTTATTCCCTACTTGTTCTTACGAGTGCAAATGAAATATCAAGAGAAGAAGTTTATCAATACTCGATCGGTATAAGTGTATTTCTAAAAATCAAAAGGCCAGATATATTCAAGGGAATCGTCACTAGAACCGCATCCCCAGAGGAAGTATTGAAATCATTGAATATTTATCAGCTTAAAGGAATTTCCACTGAATTTTTAAAAGCGATCGTTATCACGGATTTAATGACTGATGATGAACTCTTGAAAGCTGAAGAAACAAAAGAAAGAGTTCTCAGAGATTCTTATAGAGACCCTATAAGGGCTTTGACTCAAGTACTTCCATTTTTCGAATCCGTGATAATTTGATAAGCACTTATCAACTTTTTTATCTTAGCTTATCAATTAGCCACCTCCAACTAATAGAATAAGTACTTTCCATACTTCCGTAAGAGGAATTGTGGGAAGTACTACCCCAAATACAGCCAAGATGGGAATCACAACATAGTTATAAAAAACGATGAACGTTAGTATATAGCCTAGTGCTTGCCGCCACGTAAACCCCCTCTTCGTTTCCTCTAAAGTGATATCGTTTTGCTGTTCAGCATTATTACTATCTGGTTGCTCTTTACATACCGACTTATTGAATAACACACCTGTTACGGTTTTTATTAGTTCAATTATTATATTCATTCCAAACATATCCTCTCCTCTTTTATTTGTTGTTGCACAAGAAAAATTACAACATTAATTCCTTTAACAAATAGCTTGTACTTGTCAATTATCTTAACTGCTGAAATATCATCATGGAATTTCCATTCTGCCATTTCACCAGTATAAATATCTGGTTCCTGTCCTTCATAAAAACCGATGTTCATACAGTCTCCTTGAAAGGAATCAACTGAGTTTTTACCAGTAAAGTACTTTGGATTAAGTAAGGTCTTGTCGAAAGCATAAGTATTCATAAGCGGTTTTGATCCCGAAAATGAAATGTACTCTGCATCTTCAAGATCATAATGTTCTTCAATTTTCATTTTATTTTCCTTTATTTTTTTGAAAAGTAATAAGTACCGTTCATATTAGAAAGTGCTAGACGTGAATTTGATTCAGCTTCATTGAAGAAATCAAATATCATTTTGCGGCTTTTCTTTTCTTTAACACCAATAATACGCTTATCACGTTTCTTTTTGTTTTTAGAAGTATCAATAAGCATCTTTTTACCTTTGACGTTTGCTACTTGATACTTCTTATTCATTCCGGTATGTAGCCCAGCGATATTACCCTGCTTGCTTAATTTAGCATTTGATGTAGGTATAAACTTATCGTAAATACCTGCCGCATCCGTGATTACACTGCTTAGATATTTTGCCTGGTCTCCACGTACAATAATTTGATTAGTTCGACGGTCGCCCCGCTGAATGAAGTTGAAGAATATTGCCCGTTTGGTAATAGGTACTGGACCGCCTTTGATATCGTCGTTAAGTTTGTCTTGTAGTTGTTTTGCTACTTCACGAATCTTTTTTGTTATTTCAGACTGTACATTAACTACTATTTCGGTTTGTTTATCATTTACCCATTTAACAGCATCAGCCGGGGTATAGTTTGGTTTGAAGTCTGTAGTAATATTCATGTGAGATCTTCCATTATTTTTCTGATTATTCTAATCTGTTCGCCATTGTCTTTCTTGAGGCGAGTCTTAACCATGATTGCTTTATTGAGATTCTTCCAGTCAGTACCGAATAAGCCAATTAAAGTACTTTCAACTAGCATGGCTTCCTGTACTGTCTTAAAGCACCATAGAATTGACTTTTTATAGCTTTCACCAGAATTAATCATTTCCTTTACAGATTTAGAACTACTGTAATAACGCTTCCAATCGGATTCAATTGAAGTACTTTTCAATTTTGAATAGTCTTTGATACCCTTATATACCTGCTTAACGCCAATGTAGTACGTACCCGAATCTGGAAACTGAATTAGGTAAACAAAACCAGCGTAATTACATACTTCATCAATGTTCCATTCATCGGGATAGAACATGCTCCAGCTTTCGATTACTTTAGCCATTTACTACCGCCCGGATCATATCGTTAACCCGGTTCGGTGTTTGTCTATACCAGTTACTGTCTTTTACTTCATTGATTGCCGTTACATAGTTACCACTGCGTAGGGCTGCAAGGAACTTCTTAAACTGTAGGGTTTTAGTTAGACCGAGTTGGAACAACATTAGTACTAAGAAGTCATTCCAGCGGCTGTCTATGGGCAGATTAACATTTAACTTGCTTACGTCTTTCCGTGCGATTGCTAAATCAGTTTCTAATAAGTTGGTTGCCTGTTCTTCAGTTAAACCCTGAGTAAAGTTTTCACCCGCTTTGATTAAGTGACCATAGCCAATCGTTGGATAACCTAAACTGTCTTTATAAGTCCAGAATTTACCATCCCTGTAGTAACCAAGTTTGATTTGATACTGTTTAGTACCTTCATATATTTTTAGTTGCTCGATAATATTCATAACAATTCCTTTTGTTGTTATGGTATTTATCAAACGAAAAAAAAGAGGGCATTAAGCCCCCTTATTAAATTCTTTCATCTAGTAGTGTTAATACTTTTACTAGATCCTGTTGGATTTTTCGAATATCATCCCTTAGCTCTTTTATTTCTGTGATATCGGTTTCAATGTAATGCACTTTTGACTCTAATTTAGTTACTCTGGTTTCAAGATCATCAAGTCTTTCTTCCTTTTCCTTATTACTGTCATTATATGCTTTAAACATTGCCCATACACCAAAGAAAACCGGGATAAGAATTCCCGTAATTATCCACTCTGTCATAATTTACCCTTATGATGTGTATTATTGTCATAAGGTATTTATTAGAAGTAGTCGGCGGCGTCTAAACACGGTACTGATAAACCAATCTGTCCACGTATTGGGGCAAAATCATATGCGATTCTTGATCCTGCTGGCATAGCTCTATAAGTACTGACACTATTCCCGCTCATAAGAAGCCCAGAATAACAAACGGGCCGTTTCTTATATGTTTCCACCGTGGAATAGTCACCACACATAAAGCCATAAGAACCCAAAGGAACCATAGGTAGGGCAACGTTACCTGTTGCCGCATTCCATTGAACTTTAGCCGGACTACCACTGGAGTTTTCAAGATAGTACGGGAAGTTGAACATACCCCCACGCCAGATAACAGGCGGCCATGCTGAACTAAAAGTAATCACGCCCTGTCCATTTCGGATAATCGTACCAAAACCACTTGCCGGTACTGGTGGAGTTACGCCAGTGCTGACAACAACAATGTATATGTTAGTTACAGTACCGCCAATCTGAGCACCATCCGTACTTCCAAAGGCCGTATAAGGTCGTATCTGATATGTCGCCCTATCGTAGAACAATGGTGTACCGCCGTTTTCCCAGCGTGCGAACACTACACATGAATCCCGATTTGGGATACTTGCTGGTAGTGTCCATGCTCCAGAGATTGATATGATCGCCCTGTAAGTAACAAATCCAAAACGGCTCACATCAGTTATGCCAGTAAAGTTAGTTGAATCTGTCATAGCGATCCCATAGGTTTGGGGTTGTGCTAAGGGTACTTCAAAACTACTTATATCGTAGGTATTTGGTACATTGGGATAGTACTGATAGGCATTGATATTTAAAGTACCGCCACTTACAGAAGCACTGCGAAGAATATTAACCTTCGGTATACCATTACTTGGACTTGGTTCAACATATACCCCCTTATTGGGGATACATAGATATGTACCACCTGTAGAAGGTCGTTCGAGAGCCACTGACATTGAGACATTATCACCAGTACCATTAAATCCTTGTATTTGATTACGCCCAAGACTACTTAGTATTCGTGAACTCGCTGTTACATCAATTCTTTTATCCCAACCATCGGGAACAATAGTAAATCCCATTGCCATTTTCTTATTCCTTATAGGGGGAGTAAATCCCCCATTTATTATAATCTACCAATCTGTACCCTTACGACTCCAGCACCATCAATAACTGCCAATCCATTACCATTTAGAACTACACGTCCGTTACCGTCCTGTGTACCCATCTGGAAGCCACCAGATTTATCAATGTACCAACCTTGTGTGCCATTGGAACCTGGATAATTATCTGAGAAAATAGCCCCGGTAATTTTAGCATTGGATATACTGGCATCTCTAATAAGTGCTCCAGTAATTTGGGCTTGCCCTATATTTGCTTCCATGATTGTCGCTTGGGCTATTTTTACGCCCTGAATTGTACCGTCTATAATTTTCGCATTATTGACACTTAAGTCTCTAATTTGGGATGTACCAATAGCGGCGTTTTGAATCATCGCGTTGTTCATATAGGTAGTACCGTTCTGTACTACGAAAGGATAAATCTTAGTATTGTCTGCTGCTGTTCCAGTACTGATAATACTGAATCTGTCTGCTACTACTGTAAACAAGGATTCAGTACCAGAACTTGCTAAGGCAATACCGGCAACATATCCATTGTTGTTTACGCTTAGTTGCCAGCCTGTGTATTTAGCATCATCAATGATTTCTTGTTTGACCTGGTTAAATTCAGAACTTGCTAAAATCCCGTCAACAACATCATTATTCAACTGGCTAAATGGTACGCTGGTTTGTTGTAGGAAAGGTATCATTGTTGACCACTGAATTTCATCAGTACCAAAGATATCAATCATACCGGCACGTAGGTAGTACTGACCATCTGGCACAACTACCCAATCACCCCAGCGATTGGTACTGATAAAGTTTTTTTCAATTGAACTAAAGTTTTCTGTATTACTAATCTGGATGTATACACCTGCGTAGTCTTTAGGCTGGTTCACATCAGACCATTCAAATACTATCTGACCAATCGCACTACGTGGTATTAGGTTCTGTAAAAGCGGTGCCTGTGGATTCTTAACCGTGATTAAGGTTTCCTGTGAGTATGTACCAGTAGTACGCCCCAAGGCCGTTACACCAAGGATTACGCTCCGGTTAGTACCATCTGCTTTGTTGTACTGGAATGTGTAGTTAAACTGGTTTGTAGAACTGTAATAGGTGTTTATTAGTACACCAGTAGTGTTATACACCTTGATTTGATACTTACTGAAGTACTGATTAAATGGAAGATTATTAACTAGCAATCCTGATTGATCATTCCATCCAATTAGGAAGTCTCCACTAGTAGTATTAGTACCGCCCAAATCATTATTCAAAAGTACTAAATTAGTTGGCTGTGGTAATGTAAACTCATATTCTGGCTTAATATTAAGTATCGTAATACGTTCAGATAAAAAACCAAGGTTATTATATGCCGCAACACCGAAATCATAGTTAACGCTTGGGTCAAGATTGAACAAGTCGAACACGTTCACGTACTGGTTTACAGAACCACCATACGTCCATATAGCCGCGTTAGCTGGCCTGTAGTAAATGTAGTAACCGCGTAAGTACTGGTCTGGTGAAGCCGTCCAGCTCAAAGTAACCACGTTACCAGAGATTGTACCGCCCTTCTTAACTGCCTGTAGGTTACTTGGTGGACGAACTGAGATTACCTGCCCTACCTGCCCATCTACCGGGAACACTCCAGGATCAATACCTTCATAAATCCCTTGATTATACTCAAGGCAAGTTAAGGTCATCATACCGACGTTTTCTACTGAAGTAGAAATTTCTTTTCCATATACACGGTACTGTTTATTAACAATTCCATATTCAGGGAAGTTAACAGTAACAACTGACCAAACCTGTAAATCCCATGCACTGTCTGTACTGAATACTAATGTATTGTGAGAGTACTTAGATTTTAGTAGTTCAATATTAACAAGGTAACGTAACTGGTCTTTACTGTGTACCCATTCATAAGCCATTGCTTTAGGGATGATAGTACCATCGGATTCAATAACATCACTTTGTGAAATATCACTTGGAATACGAATTACATCAGTACTATATGAGTTCTGAATATTAGTCCATGAAGCATCGATACAGTTAAAGTAATCAGTAGTACCTGAAGTAGTGATTTTAACATTACCAAACATATTACTTTCATCAAATGTAGCAACACTTGAACCTGGGATATCAAGAGTTAGATATAGTTTACCGGCGTGAATGTAGGTAACACCACCAAAGGTCATTAGTATCTTTTCGATATTTGCTTTGTATGAATCACCATAACTTATATTACCAACTGAGTTAAATCCATAATGTAGGCAGTAGTTAGCGGCAGTACGGAAACTTTGAAGATCAATATTGTTTGGATCAATTGACATTCCATAGACAGTATTAGTTAGGAAGTCGTATAACTGACTTGGTGGATTACTTGAAGCACTGATAGCCATTGTATTTAAATCACGGATTAACTTACCTTTAATTTCAACTGTTAGTACATAGTTATCATTAGTAAGAATGTCGTTTTCAAGGCTGCTTTGAGTCTTTTTAATTACACAACCAATCTGAACAACACCATTACCTTTAAAGTTATTATTCCAGCGACTACCACCATATTGTAAACCTAGTGACTTACTTCCTGAGTACTGAGCCTTACCAAAACGTACTTCAAGCTGTAGATATGGTCTGAACTTTTCAAGAATACTTGAAGCAGGAATGATACCCTCACTGCCGATCTGATTGGCAAGTACTGGTTCATCGTCTATATAAATCTGATTGATTAAGTTACCTACTTCACCCATCGCTATGGCGTGTTCAGTATACAAGTACTGACTTGACTCATTCTGGACGTTATACCAAGGAACTATAGAACCAACCTTACAGAAGTCATTTGCGTTAGTACCGCCATACAAGATAGGCATACCAGACTGTGGATCGGTTGACCGTGTTAGTGTTGTTGCCGTGTCACCATAGCCAGTAGTGTTAGGACTTAAGGCAGTTAGTGAACTGGTAGCAACGTACATTGCCGCACCTGCTGCCGCTCCCCATGCTGCCGCTACATACAAAGACGTACCGCCAGTAAATACGGCTGCTGCTACAGCTACTGCTGTGATTACGGCACTTAATATGCCAGGTGAACTTGATCCGCCCATGTTGTGATTTCCTTATCAATTTTTATTCTATATATTTTCCCGGTTAATCCTGCCGGTACTTGAACACTTTTAAATTTGTGTAATTCATGGTCTACTTCAATGTATGAGCCATGTAGGAAGATACTTGCGTTTAATCCATCAATGTAGATATCACCATATATTGGTGTATCCACTTCAACACAATGCCGTTTTACCATATCTTCTAAATTCTTGAAGCCATTCTTCTTGAATAACTTTTTACCTGCGGTAATACTGGTGTACTGACCTACTGCTAACTTTTCATATTCAGTACCGCAAATACGATCAAGTAGTTTTAGTACAATAATGTTACAGTCATTAGTCCCGATTTCGTAAGGTGTATTAATCGCTTCTTCGGTTGTTTTAATTATATGAATAATATTCTTCATCACTTATACTTCCATTGTTGTTCTGCGTGAATAATACCAAGCAAACTAAAGTACTCATCCCCTGGGTTTGTAGACTGGTGTACTGAGTTAGCCGCTAATGTACGCATCTGTACATCAAGTTTATTCCATATACTATTAAGGTTCACAGTAATGTCATTATTGATACTTCCTGACTGATTGTTTGCTTCAGTTTCGAAGAAGTCGATATAACCACTAAACATTAAGTCATGGTCAATTACTGTATTGTCTGCTGGACTTAATATAGTCAGATAGATATTTACTCTGGCTTTCCTGAATGCTCCAGAGTTTGCCAGTATTCTAAAACTTGGATTGATATTAGAGATTTTAAAACTTATTGATTCGTTCTGAATGTCTTTCTGTTCATTGAAAGTCGGAAAACTGTTATTTACGAAGTCTGGAAAACTTACATAGTTAATACCATTTGCCTGTACATCAGTGAATGCGTCCGTTAAATGTAATTGCCCTGCTGGTGAACCTGCTACCGGGTATATATCAACACACTTAACAGTAACACCCATTGACACTACATCACTTAGATTAAGTACTGTCTTGTTAGTACCACGTTTCAAGTTATAGAACTGAAGTAACGCGGCATTGGTGAATACTGCTGAATTCATTAGATTGCCTCTGTTGCTTTAAGTTGAATACTCATAACGTTCTGTACCTGGATTTGATAGTCATTATCTGGATCAAGTACAAATTGGCCTTGAATATTGTTATATTTGATTGTCTCACCAGTATTTACCTGAGCACGTAGATTTGGGAATAGACTTAGTAAAGTACCAGTATTAGCTATAACCCGGTAAATCTTACTGTGGTTAGCGAACTGAACCAATGAACCAACTTCAAGATTATTGGGTTGAGTATTGACCTGATAAGTACCGGCAGGACTTGTAGTAGTTGTTGATAATGCCGCTACCTGAATACCCTTGTATCTGCTTAGATAACCAAGATCCATTGTGAATGGTCTACCTTGTGAATACTGAGCTAAGAATTGTTGTACTTCTAGGTGATCTTTTTGATTAAAGTTCAAAGTGAACTGAATATTATAGTACTGGATGTTAGTGCTTCGGGTTATTAAAGCACCATTCCATGAACGATTGGTATACATCGGTTCAGTACTGCTTAACTGAAAACCGGTTGTTTTTATATTACTTGAAAATGCCATTATGAATCCTCTTGGTTTCAGGTATTTATTAAAAGCGAAAAAAGCCCGGTAGCTGCTAAAAGGAATAAAACAGACTTACACCGGGCTTTTTATTATTTATGTTGTTCGTGTTTGAGTATTCTTAACAGCTTGGGTTACACTGTTCTGGTGTTTCTTTAGCATTGCCTGGAATTTAGCATCATCATCAGTACTGCCACCTTGAATAATTAATGGGGCATTAACTACGAATCCTTCCGAGTTAGAAGATTGAGTACTGTCCTGATTATCTAAGAATTTAGTTAACTTCTGGTTTGCTTCTGGCTGTACTACACGTTCACCGGCTTTAAGAATCCATGTTTGATCCCCGCTTCCTGGTACTTCATCTATACCGTTATGTGCCTTACCTTGTGCGGCACCTTTAGCAGTAGTGATAATACTCGCACCAAGGCTTAACACCTGAGCATACGCACCAAGGCTGGCAGGCCACGGAGTAGCTAAGGCTGCTGATAGTGCTGTCTGTAGGTTTAGTACTATCTGAGCTATAGATATACCTTTCTGAAGGGCAAAAGCAGCTTGTGCGGCCTTAGAACCTTCACCAAGTGCACCACTAAGGATTGTTCCTAATGACCCGGCAGATTCGCTTAGAAGCCCGATTTGAGCCTGTGTATTATCTGTTTCAACGGCTAAGATTTGTTTGCTGTACTTCTCTTGAATCGCTTTCTTACGCTTTAGATATTCTTCCTGCGAAGTACCCAATTGGCGGTTCAACTGTTCGTTAATGGTTAGTTCAAGGTCACGTTGTGCTTCAAGATCTTTACGTTTCTGGTCTAGTACATTGGTATTATCAAATGGATTATTAGCATCACTTCCCATGTTAGTTAACCCAATACGTTCATTTTGTTTCTGAAGTAAACCATTCATCTGTTCAGTTGATAGCTGCCCTTCTAATCCGGCAAGATTATCAGATAAACCACGTAGTTCTTTATTCGGATCTGAGTAACCAACCATCTCGTCAATCATGTCCTTGAACTTCTGTAAACGTGTTGCGTTTGCTTCATTCACATAGTGATCAATGTCGTCTTGAGACTTCTTGAGTACTGAACCACTTTCTTTAATCTTCTTAATTATCTCGTCTTGCTGGCGGTTAAATTCTTTTACTCGAATGTCACCATCATTAATACCAGACTTGGTAATAGCCGCGTTCCAGTTATTAAGTGCTGTAGCTTCCTTACGTTTTTGTACTTCTAATTCACGTGCTGCTTTGTCTGCTGCTGCCTTTGCTGCTGCTGCTTCTTTTTCTTTGTTGACCCATCCACCTTGCGGGGTTGTATTACTGGCTTCTGGTTTTGGTGGGAAGTTGTTGTCTTTATGGGCTGCGTTCCATTCTTTAGTACCTGGTATACCTTTGGGATCTACACCATCAATGTCACGTAGCATTTTAGCAATACCATTATCACCGCCATAATAGAAGTTTCTGAACGTTTGCATAAAATCAGTACTAGACCAATCTTTATTCATTAAATTGAATAGCGTATTAAGATCGTCAATTGTCGGACCTAATGCGTTTGCCATCCATAAATGAAAACTGGTACTTAATGAATTTACTTTACTTTCAAAGTCTGCAAACTTAGCTGCATTGTCATTTGTTAATGTTGCTGTCTGGCTTGAAATAGAATTCATTAGTTCTGTAGTGTCATTGAACTGGCTGAATACACCAATTAATTTACTACCATCAGAACCCAATGTTTCTAACATGTTCGTAATTTCGGCAGTACTTTTACCTGCTTTACGCATCTGGTAAAAGGCTTCTGCTACTGAACGTATACCACCATCGGACTGATTCAAGTACTTGTTAAAATCCTTGATATTAATACCATAGGCTTTCATATCTTCCGCTGGTCCAGAACCATCACGGAAAGCATCACCCAAGTGATCCAGTACGTCACGGTTTAAATCGCCGAATTTTTCAACAGTAAAACCAAGTCCTTTAAATTGCTTTTCAAGTTTCTGTAGTTGTTCAACGGTCAATGAACTAGTACGGGCAACTTCATTATATTGATTAACGTATTCTGCTGATGAAGCAACAAGACTATAAATGCCCCCTGCTACAATACCCATAGCACCGGCAGTACCAAGTAAGCCAGTACTTAAGCCACCGAAGCGGCCTGTAAGATCCGATACTTTGCCAGATAGTCCACCAAGTAAATCACCCGATTCAGTACCGAATTTATGAATGCTATTTGTACCATCGGCAAGTGCTTTACGTAATCCTGTTACGTCGCCATCAACATTAAAAATTAGTTGATTATTCTTTGCCATTATTTTTATCCTTAGTTGCTAATGCCTTTATAGTATCGGCAATGCTATTAATTTGTTTCTTGGCTTCATTGGTTTTCTTTTCTTCTAACTTATTGAAAAGTTCACCTGATGTTAGATTCTGAAGAATTCCGTAGAAATCCCAATCCAGTACAGAAGCCTCTTTACGTCCACGTTCACTAAGATTGCCAGAACTGGCTAACATCAAATGACATAAGTTTGCGAACATCATCATCTGAAAACGACTTCCATTTGGTTCAATACGTTGATCGTATATCATCAACTGGTGAAACAATTCAGGATCTAATTCATCTAGCTCTTGTGGAGAAAAGCCCCGGCGATGCATCATCTTCAGGGCAAATTTTATTTCTGGATTGTCTCTTACTTTTTTTCGAAGTCTTCCGTAGGACTATCAGTAGTTGTCCATAGATTTAGACAGTGCTGAAATAGTTCACTTGCGATAGAAGAATCAATTTCATTTACGTCAATAGTATCTTCACTACCGCCATCGCTGAAAGCTGGATAACCAGTTTCATCACGACATACACAATTGATTAGAGTACTTTTGGTATCCTTACATTCTTCAAATTTAGCTAGGCTTGGTTTTCGAACATAAAGTTCAATATCATCACCAACTGTTACTTTAGTTAGTTTTGGTTGTAGTTTGTTTTTAAGTTCTTGTAGTAGACTCATTTTAAGTTCCTTTTAACTGAGTGATTATGGTGCGATAACTGCTGATGCAACAGGACCGCCATCAATAGCTAGAGTAAATTCTTTAGTTACTACTTCATCCTTTCCACCTGCTACAGTGTCAGCACTAACGAAAGCGTTATATACGACATAGTAACCAGTAGTGCGGGTAGCATCCTGGAAGTACTCTAACTTAACTTGAATACGTTTCTGAGTATCACTTGCGGTCATCAACTGTTGATGTACTGTGTTATCTGGAATCCAGTTAACTGAGATTGAAATATCAGGAACAGCTTTAGAACCAAGAAGTTTACGGTTGTAAAGTTGATTGAAAGTTACTACATCGATTACGGTAGAACTGCCGCCAGAGGTAGCGAAGGTTGCGATTTCTGGTACTTCAGTCCATGTAACTGATTCAGTAGTACCGGCAGTGCCGATTGATACACCTAGGTTAGCACCAGCAAAAATATCCATTGCCATGTTTTTATTTCCTTATAAGTAATATCCCCATTTTATTGGGGTTTTTTAATGTTTAATTATGAATTTAATTAATAACATCACTAGTACTATTTATTAGTGATGTTATGATAAAGATTAAATTCAAAGAGGTTAGTTGATGGTATAAGTATTTACTATAAAGATAATTCTAATGCAGAAAGCCTTGCTTCAAAACCTTTAGAAATGAATAAATTCAATTGATCATATCTGAAAGAATAACGATCCCCCGCAGGGATTGTTTTGTACACTGGCGTATCAGTATCATTTTCATAGTAATCCACTTCCTGTCTTTCTTTCCAAGCGTCATAGCATATAAAGCCGTAATTCATGGGATCTAAATTACAAGATTCCATGATTTCAATTGCTCTTTGTACTGTAAAACCAACATGTTCTCTTGCTGAATCACCTTCTTCTATTTGTTTCCCTAACCAAGAGAAGAAGCCTATTTCTTTAGCAATCAATTTAGAGGCTAAGATTTCCTGTTCATTGAATTGTCTAATTTCGGTTTTTAGTCTTGCGTCAGAAGTTTGAATAGAACCATTAACGGCATAAACCGCACTAAGCCTTAGACTTGGATTACCAATAGACTGAAAACCATCAGTAAGAGGTAAGAATTGACCATCACCACTAATTGACCATCTATCAGCCCTTGTTGTTGAACCAACGGCAGTTGTTGAGAAAATGATACCAGCACCGGTATTTGTTGGAGACCAGGTTTGACCACTTGAAGGAACAAAACGCACTGAAGCAGCAACTGACACAAAGTTAGTACCGTTATGACCATCTAGACCAACCCACATAGCACTATTACCAGGTGTAGCAGTTTTAGTACTACCAGCATATCCACCAAATGGAGTACCCCTGATGGTTATGCTTGGTGAGGTGTTACCATTGCCGGGTGTTAGGAAGTTAATATCATTATAAGGTCCGACAACTTGTTTCATTCCTCTGCCGTCCCAACCTTGGTTATTATCACCACCAAATGAAGGATGTGCCATTGCGTTAGTACCCATCGGTACATCAGAACCAACCCACAAATCACCATTATTAGAAGTGGCAAATGTTTGTCTACGTGAATCTTGAGTAGCATTTTTAGGGCAAGTCATGATTCTAGTCCAGCCACCGTGATTAGTAGTAGATGCCTGTCCATCCATCATAAAATGAATTGCCGTATTTGAATGGGCTGTATATGTAGTACCTGTCCAAGGTCGTGAGCCATATCCACCAATCAAAGAATCGCCAGGTTGACCAGCACCATTAGCGGGTTTTACATAGTTATGAAAAACTGCTGCACCGCCACCAATATTGGCAATCCCAAAACTCGACCCTACTGGATCACTCGATTCAATGGTTATACCATTACCTTCTGTGCCTTCTTCTAATTTCATACCCCTGATAGATAGACCGGATGAAATACCAATCAGTTGTGTAATGTCAGAGTTAATGCCAGTTTTAGCAGCACTTAAGGCAGTACGTGCAGCTTCTGGAGTACCTGAACCAGTACCGCCATTGCTCACACTAAGATGTTGTGTAAGTGTTAATGAATCTGCCTGGACTGCCCCTGTGAATGTTCCAGTAGTACCGGATAACGCATCTGTAAATGTAGCTGTTGTACCAGTAATTGCACCCGCTCTTAGATTGCCAGTACTTACAGCACCACTAAAGGAAGCAGTAGTACCGGTCAAAGTACCGCTTAAGGTCATTACATCTGCGATTGTAGAACCTGTTACTTCAAGGTCTTTGGTAGTTGCTTTGTTCTGAATGGTCGCATTCTGTAGGGTAATACTGTTGACTGTTAGAGCACCTGTAATGCTTGCTGAGTCTGCCTGTATTGCCCCTGTGAAAGTACCGGTTGTACCAGTAATAGTACCCGCTCTTAGATTGCCAGTGCTGACACCACCAGAAAATGTAGCTGTTGTACCGGTAAGATTGCCTGTTAATGTACCACCAATTAGTGCTAAGGCTGATACATCGCCCGGAGTCAAAGTAATGTTAGTACTTAACGCTTTACCATTTACAGTACGATTCATTGGTACATAAGTTGAATCTGATTGTGGTTTAGTTAGTATCTGAGTCCATGAACTAGATTGATTTTTACCGTATAAACTGAAAATACCAGATTCTGTCATTACTAATTTAGTGGTATTACCATTGTCAACATTGGCAATACCAAGTAAATCGGTCCCTGTTGGGTTTAGTGCTTGTGATGAAGGTACTTTAAGAAAGCTGTTACCTGAAGGTGTAGATGATTCGAATTGTGGAATATCAACACCATCGGCACCTACACCATAATCACCAATTTTTAAATTTACCATTTCTGTTGCTGTCCCTCTGGATATTACGTCTTCTGCCGTGAATACGTATGTTTTCTTCACTACTGAATTTTGATCACCTGAGAGTGTGGCACTACTAACATATCCAGAAATAATGGCATAATTTTGTATAACACTTGTCAATGATTCATATAGTGAAACTTTTATTTGAAATTTCCTCTGACTAGTAAACATGGAATCAAGAAAAACATGTGTTACATTGTCTGGTACATAGTTCACTACTATGTTTACTGATTGAATTGATTTATTAGCAGCAATGATACCTACATATTCATCATTGTATGTATCGTATTGATTTACGCTGCTTTGTATTTTTACTTCAGGAAAGGCCGCAAGTTCATCAATGTTAACGTATGTTGGAGCATTTGGAATGTTATTTCCGGCGTCCGTGTTATAGAATATCTTGGTAGCGTTCCCAATGAAAATGCCACTCATTGGATTACCTCGCTAATGTTATGTAATTTACGCTCATGCTTATTACAATTGTATTTAGTCCAGTAGTAGGATCAAAATCGTCTTGAGTTTGAGTATTGGTTACAGTACTAATCCGTACTGGAATAACATTAGCATCCAAAATAAATTGTTCTGAAGTAATGTAATCGTATACCGTTTGCATTACTGTTTGATTATCAGTAACTGACTTACTAGTACAAACAACATCAAATGTAAATTCGCTAGTAGTGTTACGGCCCATCGGTAATGCTGTGTTATTTTCATAACAGTTAGTCAAATAAAGTATATATGGTAAAGCGTCTGAGTTAATTGTTTTTGGTGAAATTACCGTAAGCCCCAAAGAAGAAAAGGAATCTACGATAAGATTTTTTAATTTAAATAAAATCATTCGTGATTCCTGAAGTAGTAGTTGCTCATGCCTGATAGGTCATCAACAATGTTATAAATTTCTTGAAGGGTATTACGGTAGATAAAAGTATCTGAGTAATCTGCTGAACCAGTGGCTGTAGTAAAATAGTTTTCCTGTGTTTCCACAATTCCGTTATTTGTTTCAATACCTATCGTTTCTTGTTCAAAGATAACGGTAAGTACTTCACCACTGGTTAAGGTTACTGGCTCACCAAAAGAATTAAGAAAGACGTTTAATTGTGAATTACTAAACGCCCTCATAATTAAGCACTCTTAGTTAGTACGTAGAATGAATCCGCACGTGCTACTTTAGTATCCATAGTTGCCCAAACACGTAGATATAGACCACCACGATTACGTGAAGTGGTTAGATCGCGGTCTAGTTCAACTTCTGAACCCCATTGAGCAATAACGATCTGAGAGAAATCACCAAGGATTACTTGACCGTCAGCAACTAGAGTACTTTCAATTACTGGAACTTCACCAGCTAGTACTTGCTCATCACCCATACCTTCTACTAGGAACTTAGCAGCGGTGTTACCCTTAACTACTTGCTTACGTAGAGAAGCACGTGTAGCAGGTGACATTACAGCAACGATAGAGCTAGAAACTACGTTCTTAGCACCTAGAGCGGCAAGAGCATCAACTACAGCATCGAAATCAATAGTAGCAACTTCATCGGTGTTACCAGCGGCTACAGCTTCAGTAACAACGTTATCTAGTACGTGTTTCTCTAGTTGAGTAGCCGCACCCTTGATCATTGCGTCAGTGGTGTAACGTTCAGCAGCAGCAGCAGACTTCATCATGATACGGGTTAAATAAACTGAACCAGTGAAATCGGTTGGTTCTAGAGTTACTTTACCGAAAGCTGGGGTAGCTTCTGGTGAAGTACCATCTTCAGCAATAAAACCGAAAGCATTAGTAAAATCTGAATTTAGTGCTGGTAGAGATAGCTTACCGTCACCTTCTAGACCACTAATTACAGTAATTGGGAATTTAGCTAGTACTGAATTAGCACGTAGAATATCAATGTATGAATCATACGCGATAGTTTCTTGAATAAGGTTAGCACCGGTAGTAGTGTTAACAGCACGGATAGCAGAAGCAGGAACTTTTAGACCGCGAGCACCCATGTTAGCCCCTTCGAATTCAGCATCTAAATTAGACATTGCTCGTAGGCTATTTTGTAGAGAAAAGTTATTTTCCATAATATTATGTTCTTCCTTGATAGGTTGTTTAATTTGACGTTTGAAATCTTCTACGCTAATTCCTTTAGCGATTGCTTCTGATACGTCGAGTTTAAGCACACGTGCCATACTTTTAAGTTCGGCTATGCGTTGTTCTTCTTTTTTATTTATCATTTCTGAATCGTCAGTATTTTGTACTTCTGATTCATCTTCTAATTCACCTTCTACATTAACTTCAGCTTCAGTTTCAGTTTCAGTTTCAGTTTCTGATGATTCTTCTTCGGAATCCATTTCTGTTTGTACTGGTTCTTCAGAATCCATTTCTGGTGATACAGTTTCTTGTTCTTGTTCTGGTGATTCATTGGCTGGCATTTCTAAACGTAGATTGCCTTCTTCGTCGTAAACCTTAATTCCAGTTTCATCTTCAACGATGGTTCCTGGTATAGACTTAGCACGACCAACACCTACTAGATCATCAGCCGGTACTGATACCATTGAAATTTCATAAGGCGTCCATTTAGTAACAATTAGATTGTCTGCTTCAATATAGAAATCATCAATTTCATAACCAACTGAGACTTTACGTAATACACCTTCGTTTACTTGTGCGAATTTTTCATCACCAAGACCGACACTTGAGAAACGTACTAAAGCACGTCCTACTTTGTCAGGATCAATATTTGCTTCTTCTACAATTCCAATGTGTTGATTGAAATCGTGATTGAATAGTAATGCTGCCCCATTTTTTAAACGGGATAGATCTACTGCTTCTGGTGTATGAAGTAAGATTTCATTATAATCACGACCGTTGATACAACGCATTACAGGAGTTTCTGAACTGAAAGCTAACAGTACTTCGCGACTATCATTAGTCGGTAGTTCCTGAATCCTCATTTCCCGTTTGTTGTTTTTCTTCACTTCCATGTGAATTTTCTTCCTCAATTTGTTTAAACACTATATCTGGTGAATACCCCATTTCGTGAATGATTTGTTGTTTAGATTTAAGTCCTGCTTCAAGTAACATAATTTCATACTGTGCTTCTTTTACCGGATCGATTGAAATATTCTTAACAGGAATATAGTGAGCAACTACGAGATCTTCAAAGTCACTAAAGCGACCTAACGTACTATTATTTAGTAATTCATTAGCTAGCCAGTTTGCGTAAATCTTTTTTAGTACTCGCGAAATCATCACATTACTACGTGTCTTGAAAGTTGTTTGTTGTAAACGGTCTGCTAGTTTTGCTGCTGAGAATGAAGCATTACTTGTATCACCCATTAGATTCATTTTCGTAATACCCAATGACATACTGATCTGATTCATTAAGTTGTTAACGAAATCATTAATACCATCAACACCAGTATTTGGGTTTACTGCTTTAATGTCCTGACCTGGATTTAGTTCATAGATCGCACCAGCTTCAAGATATTCATAGTTTATACGAGTGTGTTCACCATCATCAGCATCTTCTAATTCATAATCACTTTGATTTGAATTAGTAATGAATGAAGTAGTACTTGCTGCGACTTTCTTTGAAATCAAAGTTGCTTGAATATATTCCTGAAGTTCCTGTAGTACTTTCTGGCCTGCGAATAGATCGGGAATTCCCCTTTCCTGATTAGCAAATTCTGGTATAAAGTAATGGATTATTTCATCTGCCGATACTCTCTCATAAGAACCAGTATCAATCTGATAGGTAATCGGATTGTAGTTATGGATGTAGTACGCAATCGGTTTGCGTGTAGCAGCATCAAATTCAATTGAGTTACTATAATAACCATTCTTGGTAAGACCAAAGCGAGTATTTACTAATCTTGCTGCGTCTACTATTTCATATTTATCATTACGAATACGAATAAAACATTCACCATCGCGAGCACGTGTTTTTTCTACTACCTGTTGAAATAAATCAATACTTAGTTGTCCGTCATAAGAAAACGTTTCTGGATTTTCGGCATATCTATAAAATAACTTTTCAATGAGTTGATTAGTTACGCTATTGTCAGTACCAGGTATTCCGATTTCTACAGCGGGTTTAATTGTAATCCCGTCACTACCTACAACACCATCGGCACATTTTTGAATGTAGTTTTTTGCGATTGGGTTACTTAGTGATAACTCGCGTGATTTATTACGGATGTGTGTTAGAGTGAATTTCAGTACTGAATTAATATCTGTACTAGCTACTCCAGCAACACCAAAATCGACCACTGGTTTACTACCATTCGTAATACTACGTTTAAGTTCTGTATTACCAATCTGTTTACTTTCAACATGTTTTTGTTTTGGTTGTTCGGGTTTCTTCCTTGAAAACCATTTCATTTTACTTTCCCCTGAATACTGTTACAGATTTGAAAACACCTGATTTCTTACGTAGTCTGTTTACCTTCTTAACGTACATAGCACGTAAACTCATAAGACTTTCTAGAGATGAATTAACAATCGTCTTATTATTTATAGTTATCTGACTTACCGCATTCTTCGCACGGTCTTCAAGTACTTGATCGATTTCCTTAACCATAATTAAGGCATCGTTGAGTTCGTCACTTGAAGACAATGGATCGATGATTTCAACCTGTGAGATTTTGATTTCACCATTGGTATTAATTACACAGGTGAAATTGCCTTCTTGAAAGTTAATAGTATCAATAACTATTTGGGTATCAGTTGAAGTAGCATTTTCATATTCATAAACTGTGTTTGTTGTATTTCCAATGATGATTTTAGTATTGGCGGGAACAATGTATGTGAATCTTTCACCTTTATAGATTAATTCTTTCATTTTATTCCTTAGCTAAACCAGTTATTACTTTTCCGTCTGGATGCATTGGCTGTTTTAGTCGTTTTTGGTTGTTCTTCCGTGTATTTATCTTTTTTAGTTATGGTACTATTTTGTTTAGCGACAAACTCACGCAATTTTTTATATGGCTGTGTGCCTAACTTATTCAGATAGTATTCTTTAGCTATCAATGAATAATTTAAACAGTCCAGTGTTTCATTACGCTTGTAACCTTTCTTAAGTACCCAATAAAGATTATCACCCTTGCGTTTTAGTTCTTCTGAAGTTAATTGTTCAAAATAGTCATCTGGAAGATCATTAGTGAAATGTAGTTGTGTTGGCATTTCTTCACGATCTTCAGAAACTGCCCCATTAAGTAGGCGGCGTATTGTGTTTTTACCCTCATTAACGTTGAGCATCAGTAAATCATGGCCTCCAGTACGACTCTGTTTGAATAAGTCACTGGTAACAGAAGATGAACCTTTGATAGCTACAACGTTCTTACGCGAACCGGCAAAGCGGTATATTGTCGCTGTTGCGTTACCGTTGGATGAGTCAATGAATGATCCAAGTACTTTTACCTTACGTCCAGAAGTGGTTGTAAGAGTTGCGTTGATGAAGTTATCAAGTTCTGTGTAGGCTTTAGCACCGGGTTTTGTACAGTCTGGTGAATAGAATGATCTATGGTCTAGAACATATATTTTCTTCTCTGAAAATCCGATTGTTGTTACTTCAATGCGGTCAAGCTGCTGATCGATTCCGTGGGTAACTGCTAGTACATCATCTGGTATGTTCTTAATGTCAAATGAGCTATCACGTAAGTTCTCTAATAGTACTGAATCCAATTCAGCATTCATTTCATCATCCCAAGGTAAAGCAAGGGTATTGTTGTAGAAACTCATGAGGTTGAATTCAAAGTATGCCTGAGCAAATTCTGAAACTAACTTACGAATTGTTGTAATCGGTGAATATAAACGCGAGATAAAAAACCCTGCTACGTCTTTCACATCTGGATTAGTGATAACCCATTTACCTAATTTGATCATCCTGATGCGTTGTGCTTCCGTGATTTCGTTATCGCATTTAGGGCAATGTAAGGTGGCCGTGTCTTCGTTTGGAATGGCACGACGACCACCATTAATAGTTTTCCAGTCAAAGCGTACATTTTCCCATAGTAATTCATGTTCGTGATCACAATGGGGGCATGGAACGTGGTATTTTCGTTGGTCACTTAATTGATATTCAGTACATATCAAATCGTCTTTTAGTTTTGGAGTACTGGCTACCATTACAAGACCATCTATAAAAGTACTCGCACGTTGTTCAGCTAAACGAAGTGGATTGCCTTCTTCACCATCAGATTCAACGTTTGATACTTCATCAAGGAATAGTCGCTTGATTGTTTTACCACGTAGAGTACTTGCCGCGTTTAAGTTAAGCCAGTACAGAAAGTTTCCATCAATCATCTGTGTTTGATCGGCATTGTTTGCGAAGTTCTTATTATTCTTATCGGTTACAATGCTTTTCAAAATCGGGCTACGTGAAATAACGTTATCAAACTTACCCGTTTTCATTAGTTTTACTTCTTTACCAGTACTGGAAGCAAACGCCATATTACTGTTATCATTTGCCATGAAATACATAGCGGCATTTAACATTACTGTTGTTTTTAATAGTTGAGCTGAACTTTGAAGTACTACTTTTCGTATTTTTGGATCTATAATAATATCTAAGCACGACCGTTGAAATGAAAAAAATCTGATACTTTGTCCACCCATCGGTCCATCTGGAAATGTTAAATTGGCTTCACACCATTCACTTGGTTTCATCTTCTTCGGTGGCTGAATCTTCTTCACTGCTCGATTTAATATATTTATTAACTTGTCCCTGTTCATTTTCTTCCTCTGGCATTTCATATTCTTGATTGCCAATTTCATTCAGTACTTCATCTATGAAGCCTGATAATTTTTGTTTTAGTTGTAATGCGTCCTCTGATTCAAACAGTTCTAAGTAATGCTTCTGAGGAATTGTTCGAAGGTAGTTCTTTAGCTGACTGAAGTACTCTGAAAGCGAAGATTCAAGGTAGGCAGTATCAACCACTAACCCAAGCTGCTTATCAAGTTCTAACTCTGCCTGTGTTGCTTCTGCCGTCATCCTTCGAAGGCGTTCGCGGTCCAGCTGTTCACGTAGATCTGTTTCTCTTAATGGTTGTAGCACCTCTTGTACTACCCATTCGCGGATCTGTGCTTCGGGCCATGACATATCAAGGCCTTTAGCGATCCACGACTGTCTGATAGTGGATTCATCGTAGCCGTACTGCCTGGCAAGAGAGCGTATTGAAAGTGTGTTACTCATAGTTTTTTCCTTTTAGGTTAGCTATGAGTATTTATGAGGGGCGGGACGTGATTTTTAGCTCACATATAAAAATAATAATTCGCTGCGAAAACTCCCGATTAATATGACACTATAAGAGAACCTAATGTTATAACATAACATATTGATTCTATTGACTTTCTTTGAGATTTGTCTTATTGATTGTGTTTTTGAAAAGGAAAATTCAATGACAAGTACAAGATTAGTTTTATTGGCAGCTTCAGCCAAACGTCGTAACTACTGTATCGCTGGAAGAAAATGGCATGAAAATCAGCAGCCTATATGGATTCGCCCTGTAGGTAATAGCCTGCCTGATGGTAATGACGCTCTTACGACAAGAGAAATACAATTTCAAAACTACAGAATCCCTGAAGTATTGGATATTGTCGATATTCATCTATTGAGAGCCGCAAACCACCCTGTTCAAGCCGAAAACATACTTATCGACACTGCATTCAAATGGAAAAAAGTTGGAAGAATGCCTGTTAGTCATTTAGATCAATTTGTTGAAACGCCTCATTCGCTTTGGTTCAATCCATACGAAAGTTATGGTATTAATGATAGTTTTCCTTCTGCTTTAATTACTGCCCAGACTAACAGTCTTTATTTTATAAAATTAGAAGATTTAACTATTCGTATAAGCACTTCATCATATAATGGTAGAAAACGTTTCCATGGGTTATTTAGATATAATTCGATAAACTACAAAATTTCCATAACAGATACAAATATCTATTCCGAATATGGACAAAAATCTGAAGGGGACTATCCCTTTGGTAAGTGTTACGCTACATTAAGCATGGCCCCTTTCACCGAGCGTGATGAATGTTACAAATTTTTAGCAGCTTTGATAAAAATACAGGATTGATAATGAAAGTATTTTCTATAGGCTTCACAGAAAAACCTGCTGAAAAGTTCTTTAACCTAATTAAATCTCAGCCTGACCTCAAAAAATTAGTTGATGTACGTCTTAATAATGTTTCTCAGCTTGCTGGCTTTGCTAAGAAGAATGATCTGAAGTACTTCCTAAAGGAACTGTGCAATGTAGATTATGTTCATTTGCCTGATCTTGCCCCGACTAAGGAGATGTTAGATCCCTATAAAAAGGGCAATGTTTCATGGGAGGTTTATGAAGGTAACTTCCTGAACTTGATGGCGAAAAGAAACATTGAGCGTATTGACAAATCAGTGATTGAAAATAGCTGCTTGCTGTGTAGCGAACACAAACCCCATCACTGTCATCGCCGTCTTGTGATAGAGTACTTGAACAGCCATTGGGATACGGATTTTGAGGTTAAGCACTTGATATGATGAAAGTACTGATAATGTATCATTTTGACTTTGCATCAAGGGGGAAGTTTGAGCGTAAACTTTCTCGCATTTTCTCTAAGTCGAATGACTATCAAGTATTTTATTTTGAAGACCATCATAATCTCATCAGTCAGTTTTTTGCTGCTGATGTGTTGAACAAACTTGCTCCTGAAGTATTAGCTGACCCTTTCTCTGTTGACTTAACTCATGCTGTCATCTTTGATTCTGCATCAAAACCTGAATTTATTGCTCCTCACG